GAAAAAGCACGTTGAGCAGATTCAGAAACTTGTTCACCTATCTGATTCTCAAAGTCATGCGTATCGCAAAAACCTTTCATTTGTGGACATTGAACAATCTTTCCATACGACTCAATCATACATGGACAACGTTCAACACCACCCTGCCGCACTTTGATACGATCTAAAATATTGTCCTGATTGCGTGTGTGACGCTGAAAATCTTCCACAAGGTACTGAACGACCACTCGAAATGGTACATCAACCAATTTCTTCCCTTTATAAACAATAGGGGCATATGGTGCTTGGCTTTTCAAATCCTCAGGTTCAATTGCACGCTCAACCGTCAAATTCCAAATGTCATCAAAAACGGGTTTCTTGCCCGATTTTCGGTAAAACTCATCAACTTTGTCAGAATCAACACCAGATGGTTTACCGTCAATCATAATCTGAAATTCAGGCTTAGCTTTAACAGTAACAACAGCATGCATCCTTCTCTGAATCGAGTAAGGACAATTGGAATAAACACGTGCATCCAAATCTTTAACATTAGTTGTAACAACACAAATCTGGGGTTCAACAAAGACTTTTCCCTTTGATTCCAAATCAGCCATGTTGGCATAATAAGGTTGGTTGTTGCAAATATCAATTATAGCACGTGTAGGCGGTCTCTCAACAAAATTGCTTTTATCATTAGCCATATCATCAATAACCATGACAGTCTTATTGGTTGCCCAAGAAGACATAAATCGGTCACTAGCGTTCAAGCTACCACGGTAGGCATTATCCGTGGGTAAACCAGCAGATGTTAAGAGTGCTTGTATCAGTTGCTCACCACAAACGGTCTTGCCTTGACTACTTCCACCAAAAAGCTCCAAACAATAAGGAGCCCGGCGGATGCCACTACTAATCTTCAAAGTGACATAGTCAGACCTAATTTTGAGCAATCGTTGGAACTTATCCTGCAATAACTTGCGCTCAAAAGAGACTTTCGTCCCTATGAGATTGCGGATCTTAGTTGTTAATTGTTCCAACCGGTAATCAAATTCAGATTCGCTTACATCAGCGACCCTCTTAAGATTACCATTTTTGACGAGGTCCCACCAAAGAATCATATTTGAATATTCTTCATCGAGTTCAACAGCAGCTCGATCATTGATCAATAGTGGTTTCAAGGATTTCTCACTCATACACAAAGAAATGTGCTCCACAAAAAACGTAATAGTGGTAAATGCGGCATCAACAACATCTAGAGCATTGCCATGAACAACTTTCATGTCAGGTTCAAAAACCCGATACTCCTTGACCTCAAAAGTGACATCAGAAAC